CAAATTTACAGGCTACTATGCCGAAATTGCCGGAGAATTCAACAGTAGCGTCGTCAATGGCGCCTACTGTATTGGGCGAGTGAGAGGGAAGAAGGTACCTAGCAAAATGGCTAGGGGCGATGCGTGGTTTGATTATGTTAAAAATAATCCTGAGTCCATGTCAGCAGTCTTAATTGATCAGTTGGCAAAAATTCAGACAGGACTGCTTGGAGAGGAGGTTGATTATCTCAACCAAATTGATAAGTATAATGCAAGACCACCAACAGGCGGAGCAGTTGAGCGGGATAGATTGGAGTTCTATCTCGGTAGAGCTGCGAAGTTTAAGGAGTTAGAATCAGAATTTAGATTTAAGCTCACGACTGGCGAAGATGAAGGAGAGATCATGCAGACGGTTGGAACGGCAGAAGGAAATCTGTTTTTCCCCTATGAAGATGATACCCTTACTCTTATGCGTTGCATTTTGCAACAACAGGACGTTGAGCGTGAAATTAGATTCACTGAAGAACTTTTTGAAATGTTTGAAGGCAAGATTCAGTTAAAACATGAGTTATTCGAAAGAGCAATCCGTAGATTACCTCGTGAAAGTAGTCCTGGTTACCCATTTGTAGCTCAGAATTTCTCACGAAATGAAGAGCTTACTTTGGATCTAAGTGACCCAGACGAAATAACATTATTATATGGAGTTGTTAATGACTACTTTTTAATGTTAGCTGATGATGGCTTTGAAGCAATGTTAGGATCACTTGAGGGTCTTACCATAAGAGAAGCGTCGATAGAGTTATTTCTATCAGGCTACGTTATGCCAACCATGGCCTTTGTAAAAGGAGAACCAACAAAGAAAGAAAAGATCGCAAGATTGATTCAAGGAACGAACATTGTTATTAATACAGTTAGTAGAGTCCTTTTAGGAGACTACCTCGATGCAGTCCCTGAGAATTGGCGTGAAAGTATCCCAAAGATTGGTATGGACTTCAATACAGAAGAAGGTAAACGTGCTCTTATGATTCATTACCAAAAATTACATGATTCACAACGATGGATGCAAAGAACATTTCCAAAGATGTGGCGTAAGAAAATGGGTGTAATGACCTCAGATGTGCAAGGCTGGGAATGGATTGTAAAATTCGAAACAGCCGTGGCATATTGGATTGCTCTTTGTGAGAATTTCGGTGGTTTACATGCAAAGTTACTTTGGCGTTTCGGACGACTTGACCTTTTAAGCTTGATTTCTATAGACACAGATGGATTTGTGCATGCCATGCCATGGTTTATTGTCATGAGTGGTAAATTAGTAACCCATCATCAAAACTCGGTAACGAGAGCGGTAGAAGCTATTTTAGGAGCAAACTACCCAGAAGATGTTTGGGATGAATTTTATGCCTTATCTGGTTATCCGAAAGCCTCTTACGAAAATATACACTTGCCCCCAAGTGGTCAATCATGGCACAATGTGATGGATTATGATGAGTTCAATACTCTAGTCTTCACAAATGGAGATGATTGTATTAATAATCAAGTAATTTTGGAGGATTCATACGGGAAAAACACAACATTGGAACATTTTGAGTACATGTGTGTTTTGACAGATGTGTATTACTTAAACAGAAGAACGTTAAGATTTAGTTCGCAAGTATTCAGTATAAGTGAAGCAGCTGCCGAAGCCTGTTTTTACGGTGACCCCGCTGAATTCTTAGTTGAAGGAGGCTTTGATGTTACTAGAATCCCGGACAATTTCATGAAAACTATCCTCCAAATCCCAGAGAAATTTGATGATTTGGAAGCGACGGCTGGAGTGTTGTCTCACTATAAGGAGCACCCGGGAAAAGAAATCCTCGCAGAGTTGATGAAAACCTACGGAAGTTGGAAAGTAAACAGCACTGTTGCTATGGAGGTGGAAGATGTTGAGGTTTAAAACCCTCATGAAC